GTGTTACACCAACAGAAAACCAAATAGCGTAGTTTAATAGCGATAACTACTAATCTAAATATTTCTATGATTACAAAGTATAGAGTAATTGAAAACGGTACACAAGAAATATGCGTTGCAAATTCGTCAGAAGAAGCAAGCACGGTTGTTGCCTGTTATCAAATGCAAAATCCACACAACACTTATGAGGTTGTTGAATATCAAGAAAGTTCTGTTAAGCCGGGATTTGGAAGAGATCCTGATCTACATTAGTGTGTAGTAAGAAGTGAACTGCGTTCACTTGTGTTTATCGCTATCGCTCAAACACCACTTTCTTTTTCTTAATATATAAGAACAATAATTGCGAAGCAATTTAGCATCATGTAGATTGTTTCAGTCAGACGGAACCTGCTAAAGGTCCCATCTAATCTTGAACATCATGTGAGTTCGTCACAGCCAAGACTTGGAAGTAGGTATTTTGTTTATACACCTGTTTGTGGGGCTCTGACCTTTCCCCTACCTACGTCGACATCACGTAAAATTTCTGCTAAAAACCGCTTTGCTACCGCAAACCGCTTCGCGGGTCTCTACGCTACCGCCCACTTCGTTCCTGTGTGAGCGTTTTTTCAAACCTAGTGTTTTCGATTGACAGCATTCAATCTACATCAACCAGTGAGCCCGATTTGTTTGTTGGCTTCCTCCCATTGGGGGTCGATCAATGTGTACGAGTGTCCTTTTCAAGGGTACCTTTTACTCAGCGGTATTTCTAAACTGGCCCGCCAACCTTGTGTGCTGTTATGTGTTGCCTAATTTTTCTAGTGCTTCTTTTAGAACTTTTGAGCCGCCTACTCTTACATTAATAATTCCGTTATAATACTCGTCTGTTTCTAATACTCTGCGGTCAAACTGTTCTTTTGCCTCGAGGTAACTCATCAAGCCTCTGCTATTACAGTAGTGGAGAATTTCGCGTGTGAACTTTTCTGGGCCTAGTGCCTTAACGTCTGCCTGTAAATGATCTGAAGATCCCCAATAGTCTCTCCAATCACTTTCAACTTTGCTTCTTCGTTTGTTTTTCTTGCCTTTAAGAGGTGGCTTTGTTTTCTTGAATTTTGCTAGTTTTTTGCCTACGTACTTGCGATTGTTGGTAGTGTTTGTTATCAGGTATACAAAACCTTCGCAATCTGCGGGAAGTTCTTGTACTATTTTGCCCTGATAAGTCCACTCCATAGTGATACTTACCGATGCCTAATCTTCTATGTCTCGATTCTGGTTTTGAGCCTTGTTTTCTCGTTTTTGTGCTTTTAGTGCCTTGCGTTTAGCCTGTATTTCGTTGCGCCTTTCGGTCGCTAATTTTCGTATATCACTAAGGATAACTCGTGCCTTGCGGCCAGTTTCGTCGAAACCTTTTGCTTCAAATCGTTCTTGTGCGTTATAGTAATCCATCATTGCTTGGACAAGCAATTCATGGGTAGACTTAGCCACTTACAACCTCCGTGTCGTTGGAGTATGAAGTGAATCCGTTATCCTTAATTACCTTCAAAATGTTATTCACCCTGGAAGATAGTTCATCTTTGTGCGAAATGAGATATATGTTTTTACCTCGTTCTCTAGCCATCTTTTTAAGTATACCAATTGAACTTTCTACACCAGCGGCATCAAGACCGTTATCGATAAGTTCATCAATAAACAACAAATTAATGCTCTGATATAGGCTTTCCCAAACATCACGGAACGCCCAACTCATGGATAAAATGAGTCTATTTCGTTCACCTCTACTGAGGTTATCAAAGTCTAAGTCACGTCCTAGTTCTGTAATTTCCACAGTTAAATCATTCAAAAATATAACCTGATGTGGTAATCCTGTGCGTTCTAGGTAATATTGTAAACGCTTGTTTAAGAATGCTAAATTTTGATCAATGATACGTTTACGTATAAAACTGTCTTTGCTTGTAAGCAATTTATACAAGAAATCCATATGCTCTTTCATTTCTGTTAGTGCATTTATATTTTCCCAACTTACTTCTTGTAGTGCTTGCTCACGAAGTTCTTTCATTTGTTCGGTATATGGATTTACTTCTTCTTCTTTTTCAATTTTGCGTTCTTCTAAACTTGCAAGATTGTTTCTATGATTATATGCTTCTTCACTGGTTTCATAAAATGTATTAGGACATCCATTAATATCACCAATATCATTTATTTTTTCATTTACAGTTTTAAGTTCTAAAGTAATTCCGTCAATGTATGTTTGACTTTCATTAACATCATTTTGTTTTTCAGCAAGAATTTTTCCATGTGCTTCGTCATGTAAATCCTGACCACATGTAAAACATTTTTTACCTGCAATATCTTTAAGTTCTTGTTCATATTTTGAATGTGTACGTTCAGCACGTAGCAAACTACTTTCTAAACTTGCTTTTTCTTTGTTAAGATTTGTAAGTTCGTTGTTTTTGCTATCCCATTCTTTTTTATCTTTGTGTGCTTGAATTTCAGCATCAATATCAACAGTGATTAATTGACTAATTGCTTTGGTTGTTCTTGCAATTTCTTCTGCTTGGTTAGCGTCCCATGCTTTTGATTTAATTTCTAAATTGTCAATTGATTCCTGTACTTTTTTGTTTGCGGTTTCAATACCTTTGATTGTTGCTTCTTCTTCACTAATAGCATCACGTATTTTTTTCTGTTCTTCTTTTAAACGTTCTGCTTTTTCAGATAAGATGGTGATGCCCAATAACTGCTCAATGATCTCTCGTTGATCGTTGGCTTTTAATGAAAGGAAAGGCTCTGTGTAGGTATTGAGCGCCACCAAATGCTTGAACATAGTATGAGTCATGTCCAGTAATCGTATAATATCTTCTTGTGTTTTTCGACTATCGCCTTGCGATTCGTCAACATCATCTGCTGTTACATCAATGTTTTCTTTATAAAATTTAAGTATGTTAGGTTTGCGTCCACGTTCAATTCTGTAGTTTTGACCGTCTTTTTCAAATTCAACAGTAACCAACATGCCTTTGCCGTTGGTTTTATTGATTAAATTTTCTCTGCGAATCTTAGTAAGTGCCTCGCCATACAGTGCATAACTTAGTGCATTTACAATGGTTGTTTTACCAGTACCGTTACGTGAACCAGCATCGTCACCACCTAAATCTAGGTTTTCTCCTAGCACAAGTGTTAGCAAGTTTTTATCAAAATCAACAGCCTGGGTTTGATTACCCACACTCATAAAGTTTTTTACTGTTATTGTTTTAATTTTAAACATTACAATCCTCGATAGATATCCAACAACAAATTAGGTTTATATGTTGTGCTATCTATTTTTGTTATTTGATCTGTTACAATTTGATCCACCGATTCAAAATCAATCTCACCTGGTTCTAGTTTATTCATTTCATCATCAGCACTTGTGTCTGGTAACAAACTGATTTCTCTAATGTCGTACTGTGCTGAAAAGTTTTCTTTAATAAAGTTTGCTTCTTCGTATGAAATATCAATGTCTAGTGTTACTCGCAAATACAAGTTTTTAGGTGCAAGTATTTCTTCCGTTTTATCTAGTAATCTGCTAAGTGGTATAGTTCTGTATTTTGGACAATCTGGCCAATCGATGAACTCAGGCTCACTTCCCCATTCTAATACCATCATACCACGCTCATCATCCCATGCATCGGCGTAATTGTGTGGAAAGGCATTACCGATGTAGTAGATGTTTTTGCGTTGTTGACGTTTGTGGAAGTGGCCTGTGAACACCATTTCTTGGTTAGCAAAATCGTCTGCTTTGATTTCACCTGTATCAGGCATTTCAACCATAGCATTCATTTTAAAGTTAGGAAGTTCAAAGTGTCCAAACATATATTTGCATTTTAGTTTGGCAACATCTTTCCATTCTTCTCCTACCAACCATGGAACCAAAGCAACATCGTCTATTACTTGTGGTTCGTTTACCACAGTTATACCCGGTACATGTTTACCAAATACAACACTGTGAATCTCACGCTTGTCCTTATAGTACAAGTCATGGTTACCTGGAAAAAAGAAAAACTTATCAAATGCTTTTCCTAGTTTTTCCAAAGAACGCAAACTTGCATCCATTGTGGTTAAGTTTAATGCACTTCTGTTATGATGCCAGTCACCTGTAAAGATACCTACATCACAACCTTGTGCTTTTGCTTGTTCAATGTACCAATCTACGAATCTTTCGCAGTCGTCATTGTGAATTTTAGAATTACTTTTAAGACCAAAGTGTATATCTGTAAAAACTGCGGCCTTTTTGAATAACTGTGCCATGCCTTTCCTCTAATAATCTTAATATTATACGTTCTTATAGATCAAGAAGTCAACCTAATAGTCCGCCTTTGGACGTCTAATACTCTTATAAAATTCTGCCAATTTTTCTTTGTCCTCTTTAAACACTTCTTGGTTTTGTCTAGTAAAGGACGGATTAAGGCCATTCTCCTGTAGAATATCGTCACGTATATTTTGATTTTTCTTTTCTATGTTTAGTACTCTTGTAAAACTGTTAGTAACCGCGGCAGTGTAATAGGCAAAAGGATTTTCACTTTTGCTTTCGTCAAACTGTAAACCAATCTGCGAAAGTTGTAACACAGCCTGTGCCCTCATTTCATCATTGTAGGTGTAACCACGCCAGTTTGAACGTGTTCCGTATCTATCAGCAAGTTTTAGGAACATACGTCCTAGTTCTTCTGTAATTCTTCCGTGTGTTTTGTTAAAATGTCCATTATGCACACCACCTTCCCAATGGCTTTTACCAACACAAACTAGGTTGTCCTTTACATCATACTTCCAATGTTGAAAAGGAGGAAAGTTGCAACGTTCATGTTCATCTGCTACTGTTTTGGTTTTGCGTTTGCGGCCAGGCGCTAGTGGAATATGATCAAACGTCATAATCCTAAAAATTAAGTCAGTCTTTTCAATTTTACGCCAATCTGGTGTAACATCCGCTAATTTTGTCTTTTTATCACCTGCTTCACGTGCGGCTTCGTAGGCTTGTTTTCCAATCCTGTCTGCACGATTACGCTTTGCTTCTGCTACTGTTAATCTGTTAACCTTGTCTAAACTAGGTAAAATTATATCATAAGTCGCATACTCATCATCGGCATACGAACTGAAACTGTTCTTGCTTTTATGTATCTGTTTAAGCAGATCTCTATTGTTCAAATATTTTACTTTTCTCATGAGATTCTCCATGTATAAGTAGTATTATAAACTACGTAGTTAATAATTGCAATAAATATTGTTACCAAAAGGAGCCAAAACGATATGGGAATTTTAGATAATTTTAGATTTACTAATTCAAATAGTAAAGTAACTGCTGGTAAGCAGGGAGCCGATGTACCTGCTGAAGAAACAGGACTTACGGGTTTTGGCAATTCTCTTGTAGACAATTTGAAAAAGGCTACCGGCCTTGGTGGGGCATTTGAAAGACTTGAAGGAAAACTGGGTAAGGGAGGAAAAGAAGAAGAGAAAGCCGAACCAACAAAACAGTTTTTCCAAGCAGGTGGTAAACAGTATGAACGTGATCCTCGTATCAAAATTAGAATTCCAACAAGTTATTTAAAGGGTCCGGCAGGCCATTTAGCGAGCGTAGGTGACAAAGCAGTTGTATTTCCTTACACTCCGCAAATAGTTGTGCAAACAAGAGCCAATTATAATGCAATAAATCCCACACATACTAATTATACGTTTTATGCTTACCAGAACTCAATGCTGGATGCAATATCAATTGTTGGAACATTTTCAGCACAAAGTTTAGAAGACGGAAGGTATATGCTTGGTGCAATTCATGCACTAAGATCTGTTACCAAAATGAATTTTGGTCCAAGCCAAAACTCAGGTGCGCCGCCACCTATTTGTAGACTAGATGGTTATGGTGCATACCAATTTAATAATTTGCCTGTTGTTATCAGCAGTTTCTTTTACACACTTAATGAAGATGTAGACTACATGCAGATCACAGATAAAAATAGTGGAAAAGCAACAAATGTTCCGACCAGAGCAGAATTTACAATTGAATGTTTACCAGTGTTCTCAAGAAGAGATCAAGCAAACTTTAATATCGATAAATTCATAAGCGGTAGTTTAACTGAAACTAAAGGAATGATCTAATGGCAGTGTATGCTAAAACAAGTCTGTACGCCACAACAGAACAAACAAATCGCAGTTTAGGAATTTTAGACTATACAGAAATTCCTAAAATATCTGGTGATGTTTTATATGAAATTAAATCTCAATATAATTATAGACCAGATTTGTTGTCTAGCGATTTATATGATGATCCTAACTTATGGTGGGTATTTAAATCTAGAAATCCAAGTGTGCTAGAAGATCCTATTTTTGACTTTGTTGCAGGCGTAAAGATATACATTCCTACAATCGACACAATTAGATCCGTTATCGGAGGAGTATAATGGCAGTAAAAGAATCTCCAAATGTTACAAGGGAGCGTGACGGGCAAACTGTAGAGTTTAGAAATGAAACACAATCAGCAATAAACTCTGATTCAGTTATCACCGGCGACGGTGTAACAGTAGAAGTTGGTCCTATCGAGTTTGGCGGTTCGTTTGATGATCCTTCTCCTTGGGGAACTTTTTATAAAGGTGTAAAAGGAAGACACAACCGTTTGCATGATTATAATGTTTACAATTATAACATTGCACTTGTTGCATTATCAAAAGACCAAGTTGAAAAACCAGAAACATATCAGGGTAGAGTTTTTACTAATGGTCAGGAAAACAAAGGATTTTATGTTGTAGCACGTAGTGGCGGCTATGGTAGAACCGAAGAAGGTGGATTCAAGCAAGGCAGAGATAAGGATGTTTTTATTGATGCTCTAAATTTTGAAACACTTTGTGGTATAAACAGCCAAGGAACTAGCAATTTAACCAAAGGTCAAATGAGATTTGTTGAGCCTTATGGTGTAGCAGGATTATATGAAGAATTGTTTGCAGGCGCGGCTTTTGCAGGACATCCTAATTATATTAGAGCACCGTTTTTATTGGTAATTTCTTTTGTAGGAAGAAGAGCAGGTTCAGATATAGACGGTCAACCAGAAGTTCCTGATAAAACAACACGATACATTCCTATCATGTTTACAAAAAGTGATATGACTGTTACAGAATCAGGTGCAACCTATGAAGCAGAATTTATTGCCTACAATGCTTTGTCAGGTGCTAATATTAGAAAAACCCTAGTTGATGATGTTGAAGGTGTTTCTCGAGAATCTGAAACTGTAGAAAGTGTTCTGTATCATCTATTTGAAATGCAGAATCGAAAGCACGAAGAACAAATAGAAAAATCAATTACGGCGTTGAAAGACAAAGGAACAAGTGTAAAAGAATTTTTAGCAGAAAGAAAAGAAAAAGCACAGAAGGGTTTAGTAGAATCAGGAAATGCAGGGTATGACATTACAGCATTTAAGCCAGATAAGTGGTGCTTATGGTTTGCCAAAGATTGGAAGAATCCTAAAAGTTTTAATACAAAAAACGGAACAGGATATGAATCCTGGAAAGGTAAGATTTCAAAAATTATAGATCCTAAACAAAAAGAACCTGGAACAATAGGAGGACTTTATACCAATGAGTTTGCAACCAAAAAATTTAATGATGGATTTTTACCAACTCCAAGTTTAAAAATCAAAGAGTTTGACGAGGCGGTTGATGATCAAAAAGATGCACTCGATGCACAAAGAAAAATTATTAGTGATGCTAAAAGTGTTATAGAGGCATCCTTGGCAACATATGAAGCACAAAGAGAAGCATTAGTTGCTCAGGCAAAAATTTATGGAGTAGTTTTAGATGAAAAGAAATCAAGTGCTCTTGATATTAAAACATCAACCAAGCCTGACGTGATACTTGAAGAAACGACCAAAAAGACCACAGAACTTACAAACATTGCAGAAGCAATTAAAGAAAACCCAACATCTATGGATGATTTAGCCGCTGTTAATGTAGGCCAGCAACAAGCAGATTTGCCAACAGTAACAACAATAATGTCTAAAATTAATGAGATGGAAATAGAAATACTAGTCCAAGCAAACGCAATTAAGACTGCTGAATCACAAATCAAAGGAATTCAAAATAATGTAGGAACTCTTAGAAATAAACCTTATACACTGTTTGGGGAAAATGCAAGTCCATGGACGTTTAAAAAAGGACTTAACCTAGAAAGTGCTATTAATCTTATCATAAACAATAGCGACTACATGGAAATATTTTCAAAAAAAGAAATGCTAGACGAAATTGTAGAATTTCAAGAAATTCCTTGGTATAGAATAGATATCTATCCTGAAATACTTGGTTATGACGTTGCTAAACAAGATTTTTCTTATACATATCATTTTGTTGTTTCTCCTTATTACATACATTACAGCAAGTTTCCAGGAATACAAATAGTTTTTTCAACAGACAAGCGAAGACAACTTGCGGTAAGAGAATACAATTATATCTATACTGGAAAAAATTTAGATGTTTTGAGTTTTAATATCAAATACAACAATTTATTTTTTACTCCACTGCTAATGGTTCCTCCTACAGACGAATCATCTAGCAGTCAAACCAATGCCAAACCCGAAAAGAATGTGTTCACACCTAGAACCATGTACGAAAAAGCAATTAACGACATAAACAACAAAATTAGCGGTCATTTGGGTAAAGCCGGAGGCATGCCCTCGCAGATGGTTACTAAACCTGGTTATAGAAGAACACAAATGGAAAACAGAGCGGATATCGCACTTGCATTACAGGACATGTTGTATAATCCGCCCTCTGAACAGTCATTAATTAGAGCAGAAATAGAAATACTAGGAGATCCTGTTTACATAATTGGTAGTGGTATTCTTGATAGACCTGACGTAACATCTCAAGACCCGGAGGTTTTTAACACCGGCGAAATGAATACATTTACAAGAGAGCCTGATATTATATTCAATATACGATATCCAGAAGACATACCAACAGCAAAAGAACTTGACGAAAACACCGGTACTGGCCAGTATGAATTAAAAAGAAAAAGTGGAACAGGGTATAGCGGTTTATATCAAGTAGCAAGAATAGAAAACAGATTTAATGAAGGAACGTTTACTCAACAAATTTTAGGATTAAGACGTCCTAATCAAGAAAAAGACGATGTAAAAGTTGCTAGTAATACAGATCCACAGGTAAATTTAACTGATACGGAGGGACCATTCTAATGTCATTTCCAATACAAGAAGTTAATAAAAAAACAGAACTAGCAGGCGAAAGCGAAAGAAATGAACACAAAAAGCCTACTATTGTAACCGTTCCTCCGAATGCATCCGCAAAAACTAGTTTAATTAGTGCGGCACAAGGAACAGGAACAACCGCAGTCGGATCAGGTGTTGTATCGGGAAGTAAAGCCGCCGCAAAAGGAGCCGATGTGGTTGCAACAGCAAAGGCAAATGCTGACAAAGTAAAAAGCACTATTGCTACAGCACAACAAGCGGCAAGCGATCCAATTGGTTTTGCGTTAAGTGCAGTTCAATCAGCAACAGGATTTAGCATTCCAAGCAGTCCCGCGGGAGTAGCGGCACTATTAAGCAAGTTTTCAGAAAAACCAGATCCTAGAGGTGACGGAACAACAGACATTTCAAAAGAGAAAAAACAAGGATCTAGTATATTAGAAAAAATTGGTGATATAGCAAGTTTAAGTCCAGCAGATGCTTTATCTAAAGTAACATCTGCGGCAAGTCAGTTTGTTCCAGAAGGAGTTACTGAAGCGGTAAGCAGTGTAACTGAATTAGCATCATTGGGCGGAGTACCTGTTGATAATGTTATTAGTACTTCTGTTAACAAAGTCACACAACCTGTACAATCTAGTTTACAAAAGGTAAAGAATGTTACAGATAATACACAAGGAATTATAACATAATGCACGGTAGAGGTGGAGTATTTGCTAAACATCATAAATCTTTAAGGCCCACGCCGACCAAGTATCATAATGAAATGCATGATGCAATTTTTGATTTATTGGTTATGGGACAGGTTAAAGAAGTTGGTGGTTTAGATACTTTTAAGGTAAAACTTTTAGGAAAACAATACAGTGGGTCTGATGCTATCACTGTTAGACAACTGTATCCGTACATTAGTTCTAAGGATAGAAATTATGTAGGGACAGATATTAAGAATTTTGAAGATTCCCAAACTAGTTCCGGATTTATAGTACCAACACCAGAAATTGGAACAATGGGATTGGTAGCACTTGCAAATAAAAATGCAACAGAAGGATTTTGGTTAGGTGGAATTTTACCGGTTGGTATAGGAAAAACTATTCCAGATTTTGCAACAGACTCAAATATAGCCGCTGAAAAAAGTAAACTAGATGAGTATGCAAGCAGTGTTGGGTTGCCTGCATCAGAAAAACATCATCCATCAGATGACGGTACACCGGAACCTACAAAATTAAAAAGAGCAATACACCCATTTGCTGATGTTTTAAAAAAACAAGGATTGCTAGTTGATACAGTTAGAGGACAAACGACTTCTAGTGTATTAAGAGATTCTCGAACATCTATGGTAGGATTCAATACTCCAGGAAAGTTTGCAAAAAAGAAAGATCTAGTTGAAACTGTTGTAAAGTATGAAAAAGATAAAAGAGAAAGAAAGATTACTAATTTAGGCGGCCATACTTTTACAATGGACGACGGTGATGTTGCTGATGAAAATAATCTAATTAGAATTAGATCAAGCAAAGGTGCACAGATACTTTTACATGACACCGAAGAAATAGTTTATATTGCAAATCAATCAGGCAGTGCTTGGATAGAAATGACAGCCGATGGAAAAATTGATGTTTATGCTAAAGACAGTGTAAGCATTCATACAGAAGCAGACTTTAATTTTCGTGCAGATAGAGATATTAATTTTGAAGCAGGACGTAACCTAAATCTAAAAGGAACAGAAAGAACTTATCTAGAAGCAAGTGAATTAAGATTGCTTGGAAAAGTTAATGGTAGATTAGAAACAAGGGGACCGTTGGATATCCAGTCTGATGACGCAAGAATAGCCGCTTCTGATTTTTCTTTAAGCACTAACAACTTAGATATTAGCAATAAACTAAACACAAGAGTTCGAACAGGTGAAATTGATTTGGTTTCACAGTTTGGTCAACGTTACAGTGCAGGAACTGGTATTGAATTTAAGACCAATGTGTTTGAAAACCAAATTTGGAATAAACCAACTTACAATCCTCAGAGAACATATTATAAAGGCAACACTGTTGTTTTTGCAACACAGTTCTTTAAGGCATTAACACAAACAACATTACCGTCTAGCAATAATGCTCCAGCGCCGCCGGCACCGGGTCTTTATTGGGAATTGGTTCCTCCAGTTACACCGCAAACAGTTCATGGTGATTTTAAAATTGATACAAACATTGCTGGACCACTTCCAGCAAAGTTTCAAGTTAATAGTAAGCACGATATTAGGTTGACAACTTTTGAGGGTAAAGTAGAAGTTGTCGCAGTTACAGATACAATTGATATAAAATCAACAGCGAATGTTTATGTCGATGGTGCTCAAGTACATCTTAACTTACCAGGACCTGGTGCCTTACCGGCAGAACCTATTGTAATATCAGCATTGGGCATACCTACACCTGATGCACTAATACCTTTTGACACAGGTGCTGAAATGCCATACAACGTTCCAGCGTTAGGAGTATTCCCTAATGAAAAAGTTGACAACACCTTAGAATGGAAAGAGGGTTACTACGCATCTGATACACCATTGATTAGCATAATGAAACGCATACCAATGCATGAACCTTGGTCGGGACATGAAGGCAGAGATAAAGAACGCACAACAAGTAGTTACACCGACATAGAAGTTAGCGGTAAATAGAGTTATGGCACAGTATAAAGAAATTAACATTGAAACAAACCTTACTAACGTTAACAACGCTACAAAGGTATCGCAGTTTTATAAAGGTGTATCCACGGTAAATCAAACGTCAAAAACGTTTTCTTTATACGATACCGAACTTATAAAACAGGATATTCTTAACCATTTTAACACACGAAAAGGCGAAAGAATTTACAATCCAAATTTTGGTACTTCAATATGGAGTACACTATACGAACCACTTACAGATGATGTTAGAGAACAAATTATGGCCGATGTAACTGCGGTTATTAAGGCAGATCCTAGGGTAGTAGCACGTGATATTATAATACAAGAACAAGGATATGGAATACAAGTACAAGTAGAACTTGAATTTAGTGCTTACGATAAGGTAGAAACTATGACCTTAGCCTTTGATCGTGAAAATGGTTTGCTAACTCTGTAATAATATACGCAGTTTATAATTTAAGGTAAATATTTGCATGGCAAGTTACGACAGACAAAACTCACTTTTACTTACAGAAGACTGGTCTAAGATCTATCGATCATTTACAGACGCAGACTTTACAGCATATGATTTTCCTACTATTCGTAGGACAATGATCAACTACCTACGTAAGAATTATCCAGAAGATTACAATGACTATATTGAATCAAGTGAATATCTTGCACTTATTGACGTTATTGCATTTTTAGGACAAAGTTTAAGTTACAGAGTTGATCTAAATGCTAGAGAAAACTTTATTGAAACCGCTGAGAAAAAAGAAAGTGTTTTACGACTTGCTAGACTTGTTGGATATAACAACAAAAGAAATGAATGTGCAAGCGGAATATTAAAAGTAACAGGAGTTCAAACCACAGAAAATCTCACTGACAGCACAGGAACTCCTTTGAGAAATAGATTTATTACCTGGAATGATGATTCAAATGCTAATTGGCTAGAACAGACACTTACTATTATGAATAATGCATTTTCAGGATCTACGGTATATGGCAAACCAAATGCATCTGAGGTTATAGGTGGAATACAAACAGATTTATACAAGTTAAACAGTAATAACACAGACATTCCTGTTTATTCATTTGACAAAACTATTAATGGAACACAAACAACTTTTGACATTGTAAGTTCTAGAATTGATTCAACATCAATTTACGAAGAAACACCATTGCCAGCAAATACATTTGGTTTGTTATATAGAAATGATAAAAAAGGTAACAGTTCAGAAAACACAGGATTCTTTGTAAATTTCAAACAAGGTACATTGGTAACTTCGTTGTTTACAATTAATGATCCATCAAATAACGAAATCATTAACTTGAATACTCCAAATATTAATAATTCAGATGTTTGGTTATGGGAACTTGATCAGTTTGGTAATTTTGCAAACGAATGGACCAAATTAGACAGTGTGTTAGGTAGTAATGCAATTTATAATTCTGTTGCAAACAGCAATAGAAAAATTTACACCGTAGTTTCTAGAGATTTAGATCAAGTTAGTTTAAATTTTGCTGATGGTAATTTTGGTGATTTACCTAACGGAAACTTTAGAACATATTACAGAATCTCAAACGGATTAACATATACAATTAGACCTGCAGACATGCAAAACGTTGTTGTTGAAATTGGTTACACAAGTAAAACAGGACAAGAAAATACTCTTACTTTACAGTGTGCTTTACAAACAACAGTAACAAATGCAAGTGCAACAGAAAGCGTTGAGAACATCAAGCGTAATGCACCTCAGGCTTATTATACACAAAACAGAATGGTAACAGGAGAAGACTATAATACTTTTCCTTTAACTTCTAGTCCACAAATTGTTAAAGCAAAGGCAGTTAACAGAGCAAGCAGTGGAATTAGTAGACAGTTTGAAATTAAAGATCCAACAGGAAAATATTCAAGCACAAACATTATTGCAGATGACGGAATAATTTACAAAAACGATTTTGAAGTTGACTTCGCATTTACATTTTCATCTAGAAATGATGTGTTAGGTGTTTTAAGAAATAGAATTGAACCCATTATTGCTGGAATTGCAACAAAGAGTTTTTACTATGATAAGTTTCCAAGGGTAAACACCACAGGACTTAATATTGATTGGGTAAAATCGACTAATACAACCGGCGGCGTTACAGGTTATTTTAGAAATACAGTTAACGGAGCACCTATTACTGTTGGTTCGTTTACAGGAAACAATTTTAAATTTATTGCAACAGATGCAATGATTAAATTTGTTCCACCGTCAGGCAGATATTTTTTACCTAACGGCGAGTTAACAACAACAAAAACAAAAACAACCAGAGATTACATATGGGTTAAGGTTTTAAATGTTGTTGGTGATGGATCAAACGGCGGTCTTGGTGCATTAGATGACGGAACAGGACCAATTATTCTAAGTGAAGTTATTACGTCACTTGCTATTCCAAGCGAAATTATTCCTAACATTGTTACTGATTTACCAAGTGACATTGAAACAGAAATTGTTGATCTAGTGTTCAATTATAAAAACTTTGGTATCAGATATGATCAATCAACACTTACATGGAAGATTGTAACCAATGCAAATGTAAACACCATTGATCCTTTTAGTTTAGATAGAGAAGGTGATATTTCAGGCACAAAAGCAGATAAAAGTTGGTTTGTGCTTTTTGAAACAGACGGTGAAACGTATACAGTTACCTATCGAGGTTTAGATTATAGATTTGAAAGTGAAGATCTGGTACAATTTTATGTTGATGCTAGAGGAAAAACATATGATCCTAAAACAGGATTGGTTATTAAAGATCAGGTTAAAATTTTAAAAGTTAACGAAGATCCAATATTGGATACAATATTAACAAAAGATTATCCATGGGAAATTACGGGTACTATTAGAAATGCTGACGGGTTTGAGGAAACAAATAGGGTAGAAGTTAACTTATATGATTCCGACGATGACGGAATGATCGACGATCCTGATAGTTTTATTAACATTGTTGCACCAGAGTCTACAGACAGTAGAGGTTACAGAGACAAATTTGTTTTCTTCCAAAACACTGTGGTTGATAATATTACGGTTGCAAAAAAAGTTTCTGCAACAAACTTTGTAATTTTTGACAATGAAAGCAGTATTCCTGCACTTAGTGATTATACAAATGGACAACTTTTTTATTTTTATGGCTCAACAGAAAATGTTGTAAAAAGTTATAATTCAACAACAGGTTCATTAGATTTAGAAAATTCTTATTTTGCAAAACCTGGTAGAGATGGAATTAAATTCCAGTATGTTCATAATGCAGAAAATGATAGAAGATTAGATCCAAGCAAAACAAATATAATTGATTTATATATTCTTACAGAAGCATACGATGATTCTTACAGATACTATATTAAGAATGGTGGAACACAACCAGAAGAACCAACTTCGGAACAACTTAGAAGTCAGTTTGAACCAGCATTGGAAAAAGTTAAATCAATCAGTGATACGTTAATTTTTCATACTGTAAAATATAGAGAATTATTTGGAGCAAATGCTGATACAGATTTACAATCACAATTTAAAATTGTAAGATCAAAACAAAGTACAGTTAGTGATAATCAATTGAAGTCGGGTGTGATATCCGCAATAAATGAATTCTTTGATATTCAAAATTGGGATTTTGGTGATACATTCTTCTTTACAGAATTAGCAACGTATGTTCATAATCAAATGGCGCCGGATTTAGCAAATATTGTTATTGTTCCTCGTAGCAATAGTCAAGCATTTGGATCCTTGTTCCAAATAACAAGCAAATCAGATGAGATTTTTATTAGCAGTGCTACAGTAGATAACGTTGAAATTATAGATAGTTTAACAGCCGCAAATTTACAAGCATCTGGTAATGTTGTAAGTAGCGTCGATCAAGTAGGTACAGTTTCCGTTACTTCAACTAGCACTTCAAGTAGCGGAGGTAGTACTTACTAATGGCTTACAGCGACAACAGCAACACTCCTGTTAATGCAACTAACAAGGACAAATATAGAAATAGTTCCGCACTATTGCCTATGTTCTTTAGAACAGAAGCAAATAAAAAGTTTCTTGGCTCGACACTTGATCCGTTAATTTCAAAAGGACAATTAGAAAGAATCAACGGATTTGTTGGAAGTAGATATTCTGAAACAGTAACACCAGAGGACAGATATGTTCCTGAACCAACATCAAACAGAAGAAGATACAATCTTTTACCAAGTGTTGTTATTAGAGATGATTTTGATGACAGGACTGAATGGTTAGCAACATATGATGATTTAATTAATCAATTAAATTATTTTAATTCAAATACAGATAACCATGATAAATTGTTTTCAAGCAAATACTATGCTTGGAATCCTCATATTGACTTTGACAAGATTTCAAACTATAGACAGTATTATTGGTTACCACAAGGTCCTAGTCCTGTAACTATTACTGGATTAGCAGAAGGTACTGTTAGTGCTTTCACAGTAACAAATCAAAATTCAGATGCATGGGTGTTTACTCCAGACGGTAGTAGTGCTAATCCTATTATTAAATTATTTAGAGGTGCAACATATAAGTTCGAAGTTAATGCACCAGGACATCCTTTTTATATCAAACTTGCCAAGACTACAGGTGCATTAGATCAATACGAAGAAGGTATCACTAATAACGGTACAGAAAACGGTGCGGTAGTCTTTACAATACCAAAAGGTGCTCCAGATATACTTTATTATACCTGCGGTGTGCATCAAGAAATGCAGGGTATTTTTGAAATTAAAAATGCTGAAGATGAATTAAACATAAACATTCCAACTGAGATTTTAGGAAAATCAGAATATACAAGTTCTAATGGTGTTAAATTTACAAATGGATTAAAGGTAAATTTTGATGGTAATGTTACACCAAGCACATATAAAAATAAAAACTTTTATGTTGAAGGTGTTGGGGATAAAATTAAACTTTTACCAGTAAGCGAATTTGACACTCCTGAAGGATACGGTCAAAACTTTGATTACGAGTTTGATATCGATGCGTTTGATGAAACACCTTACGACGACGCAGAAAGTTCACCCGAAACTCCAGAGTATGTAACAATTAATCGCGCCAGTATTGATAAGAACCCATGGACTAGATACAATAGATGGTTTCATAAAGAAGTTATTGAGCAAACAGCAAAGTACAACAATACAACAGTTGTGTTAGATGAAACCCAACGTGCTAAAAGACCTATTATAGAATTTTTACCTAACATTCAATTGCATAACTTTGCCGTAGAAGGATTAGGAAACATTGATCTTATTGATACTGTTACTACAGATGTCTTTAGTGATGTCGAAGGACAAATAGGTTATTATGTTGATCAGATTGATCTAACAGCAGGCATGAGAGTAAGTTTTAATGCTGACCCAGATATAACTGTTAAAGGAAAAATTTACGAAGTTCAATTTGTTGAGCATGGCGGAAAAAGCAGATTACATTTAGAAGAAGTTGATGTGCCTGTTCAAGGACAAGGTGTTGTTGTAACCAAAGGTGTTAGTAACAAAGGAACCAGTTGGTACTTTAATGGAACACAATGGATTAAGGCACAGCAGAAAACAACAATTAATCAAGCACCATTATTTGATTTGTATGATCAACAGGGTGTAAGTTTTGCTGATTCTACATACGGTATTGAAAACTTTAAAGGAAATGAACTTGTAAGTTATAAACAAGGATCGGGTGCTAATGATCCTATTTTAGGATTTCCAATTGAATATCAGAATGTAAACAACATTGGTGATATTGTTTTTGAATTTGA